GCTTTACTGTTGTTACACGAATTGATTCACGTACACAAAGCCATTCTGAATATTTATGATCATAGTGACGAATCTTGTCATAGCCTTCATCCATCCACTCACGAGTTGCTGGAAGTCCTCTTTCATCTGCAAAAGATGCAATACCTGTTAAAGATGTTCCAATGCGACGATTACGTTGCATGATACCGTTTGTCTGCTGCCAATGTGTTGGAAGAAGAGTAACAGTCTTGCCATAAAGATATGCAAACTTCAATGTCTTGAGGAAGTCCTCCTTGGTTTCATGACGATTTAAGTGCACTTCTACAAGTGTACAAAGTTCGTATGATTCCAATGGCTGCTCCGCACAAGGATTGAAGCCCATTACACGGTAATCCTTACCGTCTGCTGGATCTTTTAGTCGACCATAATTGCGAGCAACATCAAGCCAAATAAAACCTGGCTCTCCATTATCAACAATTAAATCTGTATATTTCTCATAGTCCATTCCTACAGTTGCAGAAATAGAATTATTAGACATCCAGGCCCACCCTGGATTTACTGGATCAAATGAGTTGCGCTCAGGGAATGCTTCTGCATTTTTTAGATTAATAAAATCTTCATCTCCTGGTGCACCCAAAGCAAGAGTTGCAGAACGACGAACATTTCCAGAAACAACACATGTACCAATAAGATTAATAATATCTGTAATTGCACGAGAATCTAACTTCTCTCCTGCTCTGCTACCGATAACTTTACGAATACGTGAATGTAGGTCAATCAATGGCTGTGGACCGCTTGCAACGCCTCCAAAGCCCTTAATAGGGGCACCCAGTGGACGGACCAAGGAGTAGTCAAACTCCTGAATATTTTGACCTGATCTTAAAAATGAATTGAGAAGAAGTCTAAGAGATTCTACCCATCCTTCACGAGTATCTGGTACTTCATAAATAGCAACTGGTTCAGTTGGAGAATAAATAGGATATTCTTTCTCTGCTCCAACGGTATCAAATCCAACTCCAATACCAATCATTAATGCATCCATTACCCATGCAAATAATGCACCAGGATCATTACGATCAATATCACGAGTAGACACCATTGCACAATTTTGTAGTGCTGCAGAGTTCTTCTTTTCCATAGTCATTGCTGTTCCAAATGTCCACATACCGCGACCTGGTGGAGTCCACTTTAAATTAAACATGCGGTCATATGCTTCTTGTGCAGACTTCTGTGCCTTGTTATCATTCCAAGGTAAACGATTTTCTTTTGCATGGTTCTTTTGAACTGAGTACATTCCCTCAATCACACGCTTACAAACCTCATGCCATCTTTCTTTTGTTCCATCTTCCTTTACACGAGAATAAGTACGTATAAATGTGATTTCACCTAAAGAGTTTCCACCAGCATCTGTGAAACCAAATGGTGGATCGACCTCTTTATATTTTGCAATAAAATCATCTAACAAACGGAAAGAAAATATATCTGACATTGAATTTGTAAACCTCTCACTAAAAAGAATAATAGAACTTTACATCTTGTAAAGTAGTCTAAGTATAGCATAGAGTTTTATGTTATAAATAAGCGTAAAACAAAAAGCCTACACCTTTTGTTTAGGTGTAGGACTTTAAAGTTTTTAAAGTAGTCTCAATATTTGAGAATTATTCAGTTGTAGTAACTACAACTTCTGCTAGTTCTGCCAATGCTTCTTGATGAACTGTAATAGCAGCCTCAAGAATTTCAAGATTTTTATCTACTCCTTGCGTTGCAACCTCAGAATTGGCAACTTCTGCACTCTTTCTATTAAGTGAGTGCTGATATGCCTCTACTGCAAACTGTGAAATACGTTGTTCCAAGATAGTGCGCTTTTGCTCATCTGTTAATAGTGCTGCGAAGTCAATTGCCATTATTTTATTCCTTTTCTTAGTCTTAACCATATCTGGTTATTTATATATAGTATACCAGATTTTGGAAATTTAGCAACTATACATATTAAGCAGTATATTTAATCCATACATCCCCATCTACTCCGCCAGATGGATCTGCAGTAGACTGGGTTATATTTCTTAAGCCGTATGTTTGATAATTACCAGAATTAATATAATATACCCACGAACTAAAACTATTAGCACCAACATTTCTTTGGGCTAATTTGTTGGCGTTATCTTCCCATCCCCAAGCAATTTGTGTACCCCAATAATTAGAAGCATTGCTGTGACGCATATGTTCATAGATCCACCAAGTACCACCTGGGCTATTTGTAACGTTTGCATCATCTCCTGAATGTCTAATTGTTCCTGCAGGAGTATTTTGAAAATCAGTATTCAAGTTACCTGAAGTACCAGTTCTTTGAATATAATTTGAAGAGTTAAGAGTAGTTGCTGTAGTTGCGGTAGTTGCTGAAGTTGCATTGCCAGAAAAACTTGACGCAGTTACGACTCCAGGAACTGTGAGAGCGCCTCCTGGCGTAAGTGTCATCATAATGATGCCTGCAGACCAACCACCAATTTTAAAGTTGTTGTCTGTATCAAGACCCATATTTATTGCGTAAACACCAGGTCTATGAAAAGACATTGCAGCAGAATCAGTTCCTGCAGCACTTCTTATTGAAATGCTTCCCGTGTCATTTGAATTTAATACTGTTCCACCATTATTTCCTTTACCCTGAATTAATCCTGTAAATATTGCACCTGTTGTTAAGGCTACGTTTGCAATTGCACCTGATGATCCGTTAACTGTTGTGACCAAGCCTGTAGTTGGGTGAACGTGATCTGCTCTGGCAGGAACTGTTGCTGAGCCTGCTGATGCTGTTCCTAATCCAGTTCCTACGGTAGATGTTAATAATGAACCAGCAAGACCTGATCCAGAAATAGTACCACTTGATAATATATTTCCAACAACATGTAGTTTTTGTGTTGGTATAGAAATACCTACTCCAACATTTCCTCCATACTGTGCAAGTCTTACTATTCCAGTATCTAAAACCTCAATACTTGGTATACCAGATATATCATTTACAGAAAATATAGTTCCTGACATTCCATCTGCTATTGAAAAAAGTTGTCCTGCTGTACCCTCAAAAGAAACAGTACCAGTATCAAGTGTACGAAGAGTGATAGGTGTATTATTAGCACCAGTAAATCTTATTAGTGGGTTAAGTGTTGCAGACCCTGTATTCGGGGTAATTAAAATATTTTTATCACTATTAGCCATGTCTGTCCTCCTTAGAAATTATACCATTAAATGCCATATCTACCTCTTATTGCATTAAAGTTTTGCTGTATCTCTACCGCCGTAAGTGCCCTGTCATATATGACAACTTCGGCTATATCTCCTAGAAATGGTTCTTGTACTGCAGGTTCTGCTCCAATTCCTAGCCTACTGGGAGTTCCATTGCCATAAGTAAATCCTGTTGCTGTGTATGTAGATACTCCATTTACATATAAAGTTGACACTCCACCTGCTGTTACTGTATTTGCAACATTTATCCATACATTTACGGTAGGAACATACGATGATTTATTTTGAGCAATGCCGTGAAATGAAATTGCTCCATCATTTGTGTGTTGATAAAAAATCCAATTATATATACTCATATCATTTGATCTGTTTGCACATAATATGCTATATTGTCCTGCTGTTCTGCCAGGTTTAATCCAACATGAAACTGTTATTTCTTGTCCATTTGTTCTATTAATTAAAGATGTTGTGGCATTAATATTATTGTTTGTACCGTTAAATTGCAAAATAGAGTTATCTGTTTTTAATCCAGAACCAAGATATCTTGTAGTTACTTTAGATGCTTTGTCTTGGATATAATATGGTCTTAGGTTTGATGCTGGAACAGTTACAAATGTTGCATCTACCGTTCTTTTATATGCAATTGCTACACCATCACCGCCACCAACTTCTTCCATCCTAACCATTAGTGGATACCATCCAGCAGAGGCAAAAGATAGTGTTCCTATAGATGCTCCTGCTCCAAAACCATGTCCTCCATACCATGAACTAACATTTGTTCCATTTACCCAAAATTCTATAGCATCGTCACCATCAATAACAAAATCATAACTTGTTGCTTCTGGTATAAATATTTGTCCAGTACCTACCCATGCATAGTTATTTAATCCACCTAAGACTGGAAGGTATGATGGGTACGGCCCTGCGTTACCACCCCATCTAAGTGCTTGCCCACCGCTTCCAAAACTAATAATTCCATCATGATATCCATTACCACCAAATATAGCGTTTTGAATAAGTGTGTCAAACTCAGTTGTATTTGCTGGATGAACACCTCCCGAATGCGTATACCATGTATACATTACTCCACCTGATAAATTAGGAGTTGTTCCTGGATCTACCAAAATAGAAAAACTATCCTTTACTATGTTTGCACCAGTTGCTATACTCATATTGAAAACCTTGTCTTTAATCCATTATATATAGCATTTACTTCATTGTCTGAAAGTTGTCTATTATATATTGCAACAAATTTTATATCCCCTTGAAAAAATCCTGCGTATCCACTCCCTAAACTTGCAGTTGATGTTGATGTTACTGCTACTGGGTATGAGTTTGCAGAACTATTGGAAAATACACCATTTTTATACCACTTAACAGTTGACGCTCCCCTTGATGCAGTTATCATTGCGGTTTCATTTTGTGCAACAGTAAATGAAGATAGTGTTGCTTGATAAGGCTCACCATTTCCTCCATTTGTTCCATGGATGTAATGAAAGTTACCAGCAATTTCATGAGTTATTGTTCCATACCCTCCGTAGGCCTGATTATATGGATTTCTTCTATTTCCATCAGCCTCTGTTGGTTTTAAAACCATAATTATTGTTTGTCCCGTAGCCATATCAAATCCTGTTGTTGAAAAATCTAAAGATGAACTGGTTCCATTAAAACTATATGTATTGTTTGCATTATAAACTAAGTTATTAGCAGTAAGAGTTCTTCCTGTTGTCATCTCTAAAATTGCTTGTGTATTAGATCTTGTACCGTTTACAAATGGAACCCCAACTGTTGGATTATATGTTGTAAATGTAACTTGTGGATTTTTATAAAGAATATAACCACTAGATGCTAAATATGAACTACCACATGCTCCTGGATAAAGTAGTATATTACTATTTCCAGATGATGTAGTTAATGCAGAGGTTGCTTTTATACTTTGCCATTCACCTTTATTGGAATTTGGGGATGCAATTGCTAATGAGCCAGGCCCTTCTACGTTTGCTAAATAATTTGCTGTAGGATAATTTGCTGCATCTGGACTTATGTAATAATCAAAAGTCCATGTTACATATACTCCAGAAGGTACGGCAACGGTATTTCCATGATAGTGACAACCTGCAACTCCTAAATCATATCTATATACAACATCACCTGGCAATATTCCATATCCGCCATATGTACCAGAAGTTATTCTTTTAAATATACCAGTGCCATTAACAGCAAATACTACATCTCCGTTTTCTGCTGGAGTTGGTGCTAAAAATTGATTAGTTATTGGTGGTCCTATCCAAGATTTTTTAGTATTTCCTTCATCAATAATAAATGCCGATCCAACAGTTGCTAAGTCAGCACCAGTCTCTACGCTCATAATCCGTACCGCCCTCTTAAAGCATTAAAGTTTTGTGATACTTCTGATGCAGACAATGATTTATTATAAACATTTAATGAAGATGTTCTGCCATTAAAATAAGTATTAGTTGCTTGTGATCCTGCTAGGCCTATTCCTAAATAATTATCATATCCACTTGCTGAATATGCTCCAGATGCTGTTCCTTGAGAAACGCCATTTATATAAAAAGTTGAGGTTGTTGTTCCATGATTGTAGGTAAGAACAAGGTTATACCAACTTCCAACTGTATATGTTGCTAAAGATTCTATTGTGGCAGCCTGCCAAAGTTTTGCATAAAATCTTTGAGATGTGCTCCAGAATGGGCACATGTTCCATCCTAAACCGCTTTGCATATTTAGAATATCTCCACCACCTGTGATTGACGGACTAACCCAGATTGACCATGTTAATGATTGTTGACCAACTCCAATTGATGGTATGCGTGGAGTAAATATATAATCATTTGTACCGTCTAAAACAAAACATCCATTATTAGCAGAAGAATATGTGGGATAATTTGTCAAGGCACTGCTTGATACAGTTTCAGTTAAATCTTTAAAAACACTACCACCAGAATAAATTGAAGTATACGGTGTTGGCGTTGTTACTCCTGATGGGACTCTTTCAACTTGAAGGCCATCCCACCAAATATTTTGTCCAGAACCACCGCTTGGTGTTCCATCTAATCTTACTTGAATAAAGGCAGTATTGACACTATTCATGGTCCGAACGTATTGAACCCTTGTCCATTCAGTTCCTATACTAACACCTGTTGCACCATAATCAGAGTTTGCAAATGCATCCCCAGCGCTATTTGCATTGAATATAAAAATTTCTCCAGTTGTAGCAAAACTTGCTTTTGCATAAACACTTACAATCCAAGTCTGACCATTTGCAGCAGGGGCAATGTTGAATCCTGCAGAATTATATGCAAACCAGTGTGGATCATTTCCAGTCATTGCCATTTTAAGTGGGGTATTCCCAACTGGAGAACTTATAGTGTCTCTAGATAATGTCGCTGCATTTGCACCTGTACCTGAAAAAGTAAAAAGATTGGTTGTGTTTAGAAACTCATTTTGAGAATAAGATTTTTTATTTGCAGCATCAAGACATAGAACTAGTCTATCTGTTACTGTAGAAGTATTATAACTAACAGCCATTAGTACTCCACTGTTAGTTTATCTACGTCTTTTCTTTCTCCATATATTGTGAAGAAGAATTCTTTTGATGTACCGCCAACTTTGACGGTATTGTCAACAACTTCTTCAACATATATAGTTCCAGAACCAATAGAAGTTAGATTTACTGTAATACTGTCTTCATGTACTAAGCCTGTCCAATAATCTGGTAATTGTATAGTTTTGTTTTTTGATTTACCACGGACATAAACACCATTTTCTGGACCTTCAAGAGATCCATAACGAAGACGCATGTTTGATTTTGTTGGGTGTTTAATATCAAAAGATTTGGTTACTGCTGTCAATGCTCCACCAACAGAAAGAGAACCTGCAAAATATCCAGAACCGTCTGCTAATCCTATATAAGCCTTTAATGCACTATTGCCACCGCCAATAAATCCAATAGAATTTCCTGGAAGACCAGATACTGTGGTATCTATTTGTCTATGATATATTCCCCAGTTACTGCTTGCATCGGCTAAATCTCTATATACCCATGCATCTCTATCATTCGGTGGACCACCTAGGTAAACATTAGATGCTGGATTAACGGTAGCATATGTATTAAGAACTAAACTGTTAATTCCAGAATATCTATCTGCTCTCATATATCCATTAACATATAGTTTGCTACCATCACCTGTACTACCAATACCAACATTACCAGCACTTGTAATACGCATTCTTTCTGTCATATCAACATTGCCATTAAGATAATTCAAAAACACCATATCATAAGAATAATCTGCTGAAGTAGCATTAGTTTTTGATGCTTTTATTTGTACTCCAGTAGTTGTGCCACCACCTGAGTTCCATACACCACCTAAAGTAATACCAGCACCATTACCAGTTGCTAGTGCTGTGGTATCAATAACCTGCAAAACACCACGATTTAAAACTTGTGCGCCGAGCACATCAAGTCTAACAGCAGGAGCACTAGTACCAATACCAACATTGCCAGCGCTATCAATCCACATACGCCCAGTAAGAGTTCCAGCAGATGACATTGTGCTGAAGATTAGACGCCCAGGAATAATGTTGGTTGACACAGTAGAATCAACTGATCCTTCAATTCTTACACTTTCTAAAAAATTTGTTCCATCTGAACCATATATACGAATAAGTCCAAGTCCGTCATTAGTAGTTACCGCAGTCTGTGTTCCAATAACAGAACCTCTAGATTTTCCCATTACTAAACCAGCCCCAGCAACACTTGTATGCCAGTTTATTAGTTGCAAGCCTGCATTTGAAGTTGCAACATCACTATTTAATTGAGCAATCGGTTGTACTGCTCCAATGCTAGAAAGTGATGTTGTCGAACCTAATACTAAACGACCAGTGGCATCGATAATAAAAGGTGTTGAGTCAGGGTTAGAAGAATCCTGAACAACAAAAGAGTTTCCAGTGCCTTCATTAGTAATAGTAAGTGGAACTGTTGTACCTGATAAAACATAGATTGTATTTGCCCAAGATGCTGATGTTCCATCTGTTGTTAGTAATTTACCAGCATTTCCTGTTTGAGAAGGTAATGATGTTCCTCCACCTGCTACTTGCCAAGAAGGAGCAGTTCCTACTCCATTTGATGTTAATACATATCCTGAAGTTACTGCTGCTAGTTTTGACAAAGTATTTGTTGCTGAAGTAATAAGAATATCTCCAGTAGTATACGATGTTAAATTTGTACCGCCATTTGCTATTGGAAGTGTACCAGTCACACCTGTTGTTAATGGCAATCCAGTAGCATTGGTGAGAATACCAGATGCTGGTGTTCCGAGTGTTGGAGTTGTTAAAATTGGAGATGTAAGTGTTTTATTAGTTAAAGTAGATGTAGAATTTTCAGTGACAACATTTGAACTATTAACAGTAGCGGTTGTACCCTCTACTACTAGCCCATTTTTAACTCTAAAATCTTTATTAGTTGTTGCCACCGAAGTTCCCTATCCCCTCGGGTACATCAAGATTATGCTTCGATTAGCGTCTTGTGTACCTTTACTGTTGTTCCATTTGTAGATGTTACAAGCAGTCTTGCATTACCGCTTAAATAATCTGCATCAATAGTTCCAAGTTGAACATTACTAATAATATCTGCATATTCTGTTATGTAAACATTGTTATTTCCATCAACTGTTACTAATACTTCTATTGCTTCTATATCGTTACCGTTTTTCATTTGAACAATATATTTTGCAGTATCGTATGAAGTTACTGACCATGTATCAACAACAGTTGCACTTGTTGTAGTTACGCTTGTAGTTGCTGTTCCAATGAGAGCATCTGTCAAAGTTACAGACCCTGCTGTTAGTGTTCCAGAACCGACAGACAGTGCTGCAAATGTTGGACTAGATGTTGATGCAATGCTCTGTGGAAGAGACAATGTAACTGATCCAGTTGAAGCAGATACAGTTACCTGATCTGTTGTTCCAGTAAGACCTGTTACGCCAATATTTGTAATTGTAAGAATGTTGCTTGTATTAGCATATGATGCGCTAATTCCAGTAGCACCTGTTACGGCTGCTCCAAATGCATCAACTGCAGACTCGATATCTGCTGTAAATGCAACGGTACCTGTAGCATCCTTAAATGTAATTGTATTGTCTTGTGTAGGATCTGTAAATGTTAATGTTGTTTCAAAAGCATCTGCTGTTCCTTCAACAACAATCGTGTTGTCAGATAGGTATAGTCCTGATACTGTTGGATTTGTAATTGATGGACTTGTTAGTGTCTTGTTTGTTAAAGTTTGAGCGGTAGTTAGATCTGCTGTAATTCCTGTATTAATGCTAAATGAGTTACCAGTTAGTGTTATACCGTTGCCTGCAACATATGATCCTGCACCAGAAAATTGTGCAAAAACAATTTCAGTTGTTCCAACTGTTACTGAGTTATTAGTACATACATATCCAGTATCTGCATTTACAGTTCCTTGTTCAATAAATGTAAATGCTCCTGGAAATTCAGCGCCCACGTTCATATCTAATGAACGAGTAGGTGCTCCAGATGCTGCAACTATGTAAATACCATTTTCTGTTGCATCTGTTTGGTTCTTAATAAGAATTCTATCTCCTGTTGCAAGGGTTACACCGTCAATTACGCTTGCATCATCAAATGCGGTAGCAAGTGTTCCATTTGCAGTTGTAGCAGCCTTTACAGAGGCTTTAATGTCTAGCCCTTGTGCAACAGAGTCTACGTATCCCTTTGTTGCTGCTTGAAGATCTGTTGTTGGATCTGCATTAAGAGTAACGGTTCCTGGGAATATTACTGTACTTGGAAGAGAAAGAGTTACTGCTCCAGTTGATGCTGATGCAGTAATTTGATTTGCTGTTCCAGCAAGGCTTGAAACTCCACCAGATGCGTTAAATGAAAGAGAGTTTGCCTCATCATTATATGTAATTGTAATATTTGTTTGCGTTCCTGCTGCAATTGCTGCTGCAACTGCATCTACTGATGCCTCAGAAAAATCTGTAACATTTGAAGATGTTACTGAGATTGTATTGCTTGTAGAACTAATAGTTTTGTTAGTTAATGTTTGAGTACCGCTTGTTGTGGCAACAGTTGAATCAATTGCTACTGTGACTGCAGCAGATCCATTAAACGATGTTCCAGAAAGACCTGTGCCTATAGTAAGTGCATTTGTTGTATTAGCAGTTACTGTTCCTGAACCACCAAGTGATACTGTCTGACCATTAAATGTAACTGAAGAATTTGTAAGTGAGCCATTTCCAATATTAGAAAGTGTATTGGTTGCTCCTGAAATTGTTTTATTTGTAAGAGTGTCTGTTGTAGCCTTACCGACCAAAGTATCTGTAGCATTTGGAAGGGTTACTGTTACATCTGCTATTGGGTCTGTTACCTGAAGAATAAGTTCGTATGCATCTGGTGTTGTACCTTCAAAAGTAATCTTATCGCCAAATGTGGGATCTGTAGATACGGTAGCAGTAATCTTTCCTGTTGAATCATCATAATTAAATGCAATACCGTTTTGAGTGCCATCAAACATGGCTGCTGTGGTATCTTGTAAAAATTCTGTAGAGGCTTCTGTAAGAACGTTTGATCCATTTACAGTAGCCGTTGAGCCTTCAACTATGAGGCCATTTTTAACTCGGAAGGCTTTGTCGACTGTAGCCATCTTTTTTCTCCTTTAGGTCAAGCCTTCAAACCTGTGCGGTAGAACCGCATGGTCATAGGCATTATTGCTGGTGTAACCGTCATGCTAATTGTACCAGAATTTAAAGTAGCAGATATAAGGCCTACATCGCTAACGTTATTCTTTACTGAGGCAAACTCGGATATGTTCTGATTTGTACCGTCAAAAACAATGTTAATTTCAGCACTTCTATATGATGAAGATCCAGCATGGGACATTTGAACCATATACTTGATTGTTCTCCATGTGGTAGTGTCTATTGTGTCAAATACTGTTGCTGTCTCAATACCGTTGATAACTACGGAGTTATTTCCTTCTCCGCCAAGAACATCTGCTCGATAGGATGTAGTATCAATTAAATCGGTAAAATCTGCACCAGTCGGCCTGTCTCCAGTCTCAAATTTTGATTTAAGGGTATTTATAGGAATAACGGCCATGTTATTGATTATATCATAAAATGTAGTTATTGAAGCCAATAATAGCAATTCCAATTGGCGGAACATTTGTTGGACCATACCCTGGAACAGTTATATTTGTTACTCTAATTTTAAACGGTATTCTATCAATTACCTCAGAAAGTGCAACCTTGCATTCTTCAACAAAAATATAACCATTTGCAATATTAGATACAGAGCAATAAAAATTTGGATCATATAAAACAGTTGATTTTTTGTTTAAATCTATAACAAGTGATTCTTTGTCACAATCATCTATTACAGAGGCTGTTCCATTTTTTACTTGTATTACAGAGGACTTTGCCACTAGTCGGTTATATCCTCAACCATTTTTATCTTACCCTGCAAAACTGTCCATACAATTGCATTTCCACTTGTTGCCATTTGAATATCAAACTCATCATCAGTTTCAAGAATTTCTGTTTCATCATATGCAAGGTAGACTGTAAACTCTCCTGGACCATCATCGGGGTCTGCTTCTGGTGTTACTGTTAGAACAACAGATGATGTTGCTGGTCTGTAAAAATCCATACTAATTGTCCAGTCATCAATTATTAATGGATCTTTGTTATCATCTTGAACATACATCTTAAAAGAAGCGGTATCGCCTCTTACAATAGTCCAGACAGACTGAGGTGGCTCTGAACCAATGCTTATATTTTGCTGACTTCTATAAACTGTCATTATGCTAGACCTGCTTTCATTGATCCCCACGTACCGTTTCCTTTAAAGGCACCGACTAAAATTGTTCCACTTGCATTAACTTTTGCAACAATACCAACAACTCCAGAATTTGTTGTTGCGGTAATTGGTTGAGTTGTTGTTAATCCACCACTTGTTCCAACATATAACCTTGATCCTATTGTAAAAGTAGATGTGTCGACTCCATTGAATACTCCAGAAATAACAATAACACCATCTGTGCTATTTGAAATGGTGGCCTGTGCTAGTCCAATTACTGGAAATGTTGCAAGATTACTTGCTTGTGATTTTGTTACTTGTGGTTTTCCGCTGGTATTATTAAATCCAGATACATATACTGGATCACCTTTAGTAATAGAAGCACCACTAATATTTGTTACTTCAATTGTATGATATGGAAGTCCTATTGTAGGAAGAATAACCTCAATACGTTGAGCAAGTGATTCTATATCCCCTGCTACATCTACTGGGTCTGAATTAGTTGGATACGGTAAATCATATACCGTTGTTTCGCCTGATGCCATAGTCTTATTATTATACCACTTGCAATGAAAACATTTTTATACTTTTATATGAATATTTGACTTTAAAACCCAAAAGATGCTATAATTGTCTTATGCTACCGAAGGGTAGCATTTGTAGTCTAGGAGGAAAAACTTGAGAGACAACAAAATACTATCGGGGGTTCTTGTAACATTGCTCGTTCTTACATTGTTAAACAATGGTTTGAATGTTGCTCATGCTACAAAGAACAATTTACTAAGTAGTACCGCCGTAAGTAAGCCTGCCGCCAACAAAGCGGCATTTTTGCTTTCTAAGCCTGCTGCTGATGTAGTTCTTGAAAAATATGCGGATTCTGCAAGTTTAACTGACAGCCAGTTGGTTGAATTACTGAAAGCCGTTGGATTTAAGGGACAAGGACTAAAGACTGCTTGGGCTGTTGCCAAAGCGGAATCAAATGGTCGCCCTTTTGCATTCAATGGCAATGTTAAGACGGGAGACTCCTCATATGGAATCTTCCAGATTAATATGATCGGTGATTTAGGTCCAGATCGGAAAGACAAATTCAATCTTGATTTAAATGCTGAACTCTTTAGCCCAGTTAAAAATGCACAAATTGTATTGCACATGACAAAAGGCGGTACTAATTGGAGTGCTTGGTCATCCTATAAAAAAGGTGCTCATTATAAATGGTTAAAGAAATTCCCTAATAATTTAATTTAAGGAATAAAAGATGCCCTACCTAGTTTAATTACTGGGTAGGGTTATTTTTTTTATTATTTATTTCAATTACTATATCGTCTTCTACTTCAATCCATATTTTTGGATGTATATTTTGTGGATTGGTTTTAATAACGCAAGGACCATTAATAATTGCGCTAGTTCCTTTATCTATGACTACCCCATTTTTACTCACAGCAATTGGCTGTAAGGAAGAAGCACGTACATAGATTTGTTTCATTATGAAGCAGAAGTAGGAAGTGTCTGTCCAGTAAGTGCTTCAATCTCAGCAATGCTTAGGCCTAGGGCTTCAAGTTTGGATGCTGCTAAAACTCTTGCAGCGTCCCTTGCCTCACGTGCACTTGCTTCTGCTTCCATCATTTCTGCCTGATATATAGCAGATGCTTCAATATCAGCAATTTCTTCGTCAGTTAAAGGACGAATAGTTACTTCTCCAGTTTCGCAATTAACTTCTGTATGCATTAGTTGTTCTGTCATCATGTTTCCTTTCTAAGAAACTCCATATAAGTCAAATCTACTTCCATTAGCAAGATTTCCTCCAAATTGTGAATAAAAAGTAAGACTAGATATTGCTGCAACATTGTTAGTGCTACTACCAGCAGACTCTGTTGTAAATAGTCTCATGTAAGGATTAGCGCTAAATCGATTATAATATCCAAAGGTTCCGCCAATTCTTTTTTCAGATGTAGATTTTGTATAATTATTTATTGTTATTTCTCCAACAGAAAATCTATTTGCATAATCTACTGCAGCACATTCGGCAAATTTTATACCAGCAGCAGCGCTTATAACTGCTGGACCCCCATCACTTGTATAAATATATGTATAAGAACCAGTTGCTGAACCTATCCGCATATCTAAACTACCTTGACTTGGAGCAGCAGTTGTAGTATTAACGCTTACCCTAATTATTAAATCTTTATATGTCTGTGGAATAGAACTGAAAGTAATGCTTGCTGTTGATGTTCCTGATACAATATTTGATGCAATTGCTGTATATGCCATTTTTATACCTTTTTCAATCCATATAGATTATATGTTGTTCCAGTTGTATGGAAAGGGGAATTAATTGTAACTGATGAAACAGCACCTACTGTTTTCCAACTACCTTGACCACGTGAAATTCCATTTGCTGATGACCCAGCAGATAAAGTAGACTGGTATGTTGCTGTATCTGTGTAATCAAGCAAATACATTACAAATCCATTACCAAGTGTATTCGCAAAACCAGTAGACATATATGGTGCTGATACAGTATTAAAATACTGATTTACACCCATATAAGAAGTAGCATTGTATGTACTCACGAAATAACTAGTAAATCCAGTATCTCCATTAAGCGTGATATCTGCTGATGCAGGAGCACTACTGAAATTTGGTGCTCCATGAAGAACAAGTGAATGATATGTTTGTGTAATAGATGAAAAAGTTAATGGTCCACCAGTGCTTGTTATGGTAGCAATAAGATCATAAGTTACTTGACTTCCAACTGTAGTTGTAGCCATTATAATGCCGCCTTAATTCCATAAACAGTAATCGTTCCCCAAAGTCCAGTAGGGTCTGCAAAAGTAATTGAATTGATTGCAGATGTACTTGACCAGTTATAGATAGAGGTATAGGAAGTAACAGTATCACCTAGCGCTCCCTGTGATGATGTTATAGTTTTTTGTTTTGTTGTATTTGAATATGAAAATATCTCATAAATCTGTGGTGAATTATAATTGCTAGCAGCAGTATAAGAATTAGTTGTAGATATTTGAGTCTGACTATTTGACTGGTCTGAATTTACGTTGCTCCCAGCGCCGAAACGTTTAAAATAAGAATAATTAGCGCCAGAATCTCCATTAAATCTTAATGTTCCACCACCTTGCATAGATCCAGGATATGCAGCATTTCTCAAGGAAGCAACTATTTTTAAATCAGTATATCCTTGTGGAATAGATGAAAAAGTAATAGATGTATCTGAGGCTAATACAGAGTGGATTATAGCGTAATAACCTGGTTGTGGTCCTAGAATTCCAGTTTTCCATACCCCAGCAATTTTAACTGGCATATCAGAAGCAGTTTTCCATACCCCACCAATTTTTGTATATACGGCAGTAGCGGTTTTCCACACTCCACCAATTTTAACACTTACAGGCATAGTTCCCCCTTAAGCCGTGTACTTAACCCATACATCGCCATCCGCACCTTCTGTGGTTGGGTCTGCTGTTGACATCCAAGTATTACGTACTACTCCACCAGTAGTAGTTGTATAACTAACATAAGATCCTCCAGTAAGTACCGCAGCACTAACTGTTGGAGATGTTGCAAATACTAAAGCGCCTGATCCAGTTTCATCAGAAATGACTCCTGCTAATTGAGCAGAAGTTGTAGCAGCGAACTGTGCAAGTGTTGCAGCAGTTGTAGCAATTCCTGTAATCGCTCCCGATGATCCGTTAACTGTTGTAACTAAACCTGTAGTTGGGTGAACGTGATCTGCACGAGCAGTTGTAGTCGCTGTTCCTACTGCAGCAGAACCGTTAGCACTTGGTGTTGTAGCGCTTAGCCCTGTAATGCTGTTAAATGAAGTTCCTGTAGCAACTCCAATTGATGGAGTGGTAAGTGTTGGGCTTGTAGCAAAGACTAGGGCTCCCGAGCCAGTCTCGTCGGAGATTACTCCAGCCAGTTGTGCAGATGTAGTGGCAGCGAACTGTGCAAGTGTTGCAGCAGTTGTTGCAATTCCTGTAATCGCTCCAGATGATCCGTTAACTGTTGTAACTAAACCTGTAGTTGGGTGAACGTGATCTGCACGAGCAGTTGTAGTCGATGTTCCTACTGCTGCAGCACCATTTGCAGAAGGTGTTGTCGAACTTAGACCAGTAATGCTATTAAACGATGTTCCAGTTGCTACGCCAATTGATGGAGTAGTAAGTATTGGCGATGTTAAAGTTTTATTTGTTAAAGTATCAGTTGTTGCTCTTCCAACTAAAGTGTCTGTACTTGTTGGTAATGTTAGTGTTCCAGTATTAACAATAGTTGAAATAACAGGAGATGTTAAAGTTTTATTAGTAAGTGTAACTGAATTTGTAGGTGTTACAGTTGGTGTCGCCCACTCTAAGCCTGTCGCTGTTGCGCTGTTTACAGTTAAAACCATTCCATTTGATCCACCAACTGTTAATTGAACTGGAGTGCTTGCAGCAGAAGCAGTTATTAATCCACCTTTTGCTGTAAAAATTGTTGGAAGAATTCCACCAGTACCAATTGCTGTAATTTGAGTTTGAAGATTTGTTATCGTATATGCAATAGATGGGTTTACTAAAGATGCTGTAGAGGTATTGGCAGGATTATAGGAATATGAGCCATAATGATATGCACGTAGTGCTGACTGAATATCTGCAGCATCTTCGTATCCTGGTATTACTGTTGGTACTAGAGCACCAATTGATTCCGTTGCCATTAAATCACCTCTTCAAAATTATACCATGTTATGATACTGCACCTGCTTCAACAATTGTTATGTTAAAGTGAATAGCAACTGCTTCATCTAGGGCAGACCATGATCCTGCAGCATATTCAACGGCATCAATATTTATAACTAAGTTATCCCCTGCTCCAACTAATGGCGGTATTTGCATTGCTGATGCTACTGGATTTGTATGTGCAACTGTATATTGAACACTAAAATTATCTGCTGTAAGAGATGTACCACTTAAGGTAACAATATCTGCAACTGGAATAACAACTTGTGCATTTCCAGAAGTAAATGTTACATCTGCATTTTCTGAATAAACTGAAGGATATATATCAAGTACTTCTACCCAAGTATCTCCACCAGGTTCTGATCTATACTGATATAAATATCCTAATTCTCCACCAGGAGATGTATTTATATAAATGTCATTAAGATTAATTGTTTGTCCAATATCAACAGAGTTTGGATTTCCTACCCCGACAAAGAACTGGCTTCCACGAACTCCTTGTGGACCAATGTCAACAAGAACCTCAACAATTGGTGGTGGTGCAAGAACTGTTACATCATCATTTGTAAAAACTACTGTAGGCATTTTTATGAACCAGTAATATCATCTGTGACTGAGACAGTACCT